TGGGTCATGCCGTCCGGCCGCCACTTGTTGCCCTTGTCGGATAGTTTCGCATCGTCGAATGCGACCAGGTGGAACTTGTCCTGCAGGTCGGCGAACACCGGCATCCGCAGAGTCTCGGCAGGAGATCCTTCTCCCTCCAGCCAGTCGAAGCTGATGCGGTCGATGGAATCCCCGCCCTGCGGTGGGGTGATGATCTCCAACAGCCAGGCGGCTTTACTGTCGTCGGCGCTCACATCATGAGCCAACGTCAACGGGGCGCGTTTATGCCAGATGAAAGCGGTTTGCGCATAGGCGATGTCGGCGACGAGAGAGGCAAGACCTTCGCCGGCCTTTCTCTCCGCGATGGAGGGGATGCAGGATTCGTCCATGCCAAGCGCCAGACGGACACTGGACGGGTCGAACTGTTCCGCCCCTTTCTTCTTCTGCTTGGCGGACAGTAGACACACGAAACGGTATCCGTCCGCCAATGCCGGCGCCCGCAACGCTTCCACGCCGAGCTTGAAAACTCCTTCGTTCGAGCGAGGCTTCCCGTCCGACCCCTGCAGACGAATCCGGTAGACGATCAGAGGATTATCCGAAGAACCGATTTTGTTGACCTGCGTCAGGTAGGCTCCCGACCATGCCTTCTGCAAATCGTCCCCGGCAAGCCAGCCGTCAAGCAGCTGTTGCCCTTCGACCAGCTCACGCCAGTACCGGGACTGCGGTTTGCGCCCCAACAGCCAGACGAGTAGCAGGAACACGAACCCCGGAAGCGTCACAGCGCTCAGCCAGCTCATGTATCCCGTCAACACGAAAACCAGGACCCCGGCGAAAACCAGCAATGGCATGGAGACAGACAAAAGCCGCGCCCAGACGGGCGATTTGGTCAGGAACGCCGGAATACTGACGCCCTTGTAGACATGCCTACGGTCAACGCGCCGATTCCTGTAATGCGACCAGCCTTGGGCGAGCATGAAACCGAACAGGCCATCCACCAGGGCAATCCAGACGGCACCGTTTAATCCCAATAGCATGCCGGCCATCCAGCCCATCCACCAGGAAACACGTCGAATCTCCAGCCAATCCGCATTCGGCATGAGACCGGCAAGCATGTCCTTCCAACGGTGGTAGACCATCATCTGTTTGTCGGATGGGGGATCCTTGCGACTGCCGGAAGCGTTGACCGGATACTGTTGTGTGATTCCTCCGGCGAGCATGCCAAGCCAAAGGAACGGGACCAAGGGCAGGCGCCAAAAGAACCAGAGGATAATTCCAAAGACAAGAAACAGCGAAAACCAGACGCCACTCGATATAGGACGGGTCTGTGTTCTGCTCCTGCTGTTTCTGCTTGCCATGATTTTCAATCTATCTTCGAGTTTTGCTATTAACCGAAGATTTATTGAAATTAACCGATACTGGAAAAAACGAGTACGGCAATCCTGTTCGTCCGAGGTTCAGTCTTTTTGTTTGCTCTGAGGTTCGCTGGCAAGCGAACCGACTGGATTCTTCTGTTCCGAGGTTGAAACAGGTGCAGGAGAGCGTTTGACGTCCTCCCCTCGGCTGAAGCCGGGGGATTCCTCCTATCGTTTTGCGGTGGGAGAGGTTCTGGTCTCTAAGAGACCGCCACGGATTCGCATGTAGCGTTTCCGTTGGTCTTACGTCCCTGTTCGACCGGGGTGCCGTCCGCGCCCCACAGGTTTTCCGACGTGACGGCGAGCGTGTCCAATCCCCGTTCGAGGATGTTCCGGGCGGCGTTCACGTCGGCGTTCGCCGTGTACGAGCATTTCTTGCAGACGAAGACCGCTTGGCTCTCGCGGTTCCTCTTGTCCACATGCCCGCATCGGCTGCATGTCTGGCTCGTGTAGGCGGGGTTGACGAGTATCATGCCCACGCCTTCAGCGAGTTTGGTCTTATAGGCGAGCATGGACGCGAGTCGTCCCATGCTCGCCTGTCTCAGGCTCCGGTTGAGTCCGCGTTTCGCGTCCTGCCCGTTGGGGAGGTATTTGCCCTCATGCAACGGGTCGGGAACAGGCTTGTTGCGGCGGCTCATGTTCGCCAACCGTAGGTTCTCCAACACAATCAGGTCGTTCTCGCGTACGAGCCGGGTCGTGTACTTCTGGTACACGTCGTCCAGTATGCGCTTGGATTTCGCGTGCAGTCTCCTGATTTCCAGTCGCGTCTTCCGGTATGCGCGGCTGATCTTGCCACTGGCCACATACTCCCGTTCGCTGGAGTATCCCGCGTTCCCGATCCTGCGGGCTTGGGATTTCTGTCGTTTCCTGATTTCACGGTCGATGGCCTTCAACCTGTCTTTCGGCAGGTCCATGAACCGTCCGTCGGAGTCGGCGGCGGCGTGCACGCATCCACGGTCGATGCCGACCGCCCTGCCGGTCGGCTCATGCTTGACGGGCGTTGGGGTGTTGTTGAACACGACGGTGCGGTTCGTCCAATCCACTTGGATGGCCGTGTATTCGCGTATCGGCTGGCTGACTCGCACGTGCAGGAGGATGCGGTAGCGTAACGGTTCGCCCGGCAATGACATGCCTTTGGGATTCTGTCCGGTGATGGTTATGATGCCGTGGTTGCGGTTGACCCGACGGTATACGGCGTTGCGTCCCCCGTTGTGCCAGCAGACGAAACGCTGCCCGTCACGCTTGTATGATTTGAACCGGGGCATTCGTCCCGGCTTCAACCGTTTGCTTAATAGGGTCTTGCGTCGTTGCACGGCGGTGAACCATTCGACCCGTTCGATTCTGGTCGGGGATTCCAAGATAAGGGAAGGCACTGCGGTTAGCCAAGAGCATTCTTTCCGGGACTGGCTGACGCTACGAGTGTCGGGCGTGCCGCCAATGGGGATGAGAGTCTTGTCCTTACCGTATTTGCAACGGTTGGAACGCAGCTGATTGAACCGGTATCGCCAAGCGTCGCACAGCCATTCCATTGCCTGACTGCCGGTATTCGCGTAAAGCTTTTCGGAACATGGGTCATGCTGGTCGGTATAACCGATGAACGGTTTGGCACCGTCCAACGTCACACGTTCCAACACGACTTTCTGACTCATAAGGCTAATTCTACCACATTCGCGTATAATGTGGGAATAGGAAGGCCGTGATTCCTCCCCACACGGCAAAACGGTGGCATCTGCCGCGTCAGCGGCATCCCGGTGGATCGCAAGTCGAAGTGGGGAGAGAGATTAAGAGAGAGTTTTTGACACTCCCCACGGCTGAAGCCGGGGGATTCTTGTTTCATCGACCGGTTGCCTTCGAGTCCGTGAAGGGCTTACAGGGTCTCCGCAAGCGTTTGGTTCGGACGTGTCCCGCCCTACCTTTTGTTCAGTTATGTGTTATGCGGCTGGTTCGAGTTGGTTGAGGATTCTCAGGCCTTCGCCGCGCAGATTAAGGGCCGCGTTGATGTCCCGGTCGTGGAACACGCCGCATTGCGGGCATGTCCATTCGCGCACATCGAGGTTCTTGACCTCCGGGTTGAGGTATCCGCAGTCGTGGCAGAGCTGGCTGGACGGATAGAACCTGTCCACGTGGACCACCTTGCGACCGTACCAGTCGGCCTTGTAGTCGAGCATGCGCGTGAACTCGCCCCATGCCGCGTCGCTGATGTGCTTGGCAAGCTTGTGGTTCCTGACCATGTTCTTCGGCATGAGGGTTTCCATACAGATGACCGGATGCCTGCGGACGAGCATGGTGGACAGTTTGTCCAGCGTGTCGCGCCGCTGGCGCGCCACCTTCTGCTCGAGTCTGGCGACTTTGATGCGCTGTTTTTCACGGTTGGCACCGCCCTTTGGTTTTCGAGACAGTTTCCGTTTTGCGCGTCGCAGTCGTTTCTCGCTCTGCTTGAGATACCGGTGGTTGGGATGTTTCACCTCCTCCGATGTGATGCAGTAGTCCTTCAATCCGAGGTCGATGCCAATCGACTCTCCGGGAGCTGGTTCCATATGCCGGCATACGCCGGCGCATTTGATAGTCACGTAGTATTCACCGGCGGGATTACGGCTGACGGTCGCGGATTTGACTACGCCGGTCACGGGGCGACTGACCTTGGCTTTGACCATGCCGAGTTTGGGCAGGCGCACGTGTTTGTCGTCCACCACATACACGGTGTGGCCGACGTTTTTAGTCGTGTATGACTGGTGTCTGTCGTGCTTGCCTTTGAACCTCGGATAGCCGGCGGTTCCTTTGTATCCTCCTTTCTTCTTCGATGCGATGCGCCGGTAGAAGTTGTCGTACGCGCGGTCGAGATGCTGGAGGACGGCCTGCAGGCTGACGGAGTCCACCTCTCTGAGCCACGGGTTTGCGGCCTTGAGTTTTGGCAAATCCTTCATCTGCCTGAACGCGCGCGAGCTTCTGCCGGTCTCCGCGTATTCAATCTGACGCTTGTTGAGGAAATGGTTCCACACCCAACGTGTGCAGCCGAACGTGCGTTCGATCAGCTGCCGCTGCCTCTGGTTCGGGTAGATGCGGAACCGGTATCCCATGTCCACCATGAGCGGGAACCTCCTTTCCTTACACGTGCTTCTGGTTCTCTATGTACTGTTTGACGGTCTTCAACGGGGTGCCGCCCACCGTGGACACGAAGTACGAGTTCGTCCACAGCGTGGGCAGCCGGCTTTTCAGCCACGGGTATTCGCCACGCAATAATCGGGATGACCTGCCTTTGATCAGGCGCACCGCCCGGTGTATCCCGTACTGGGGGTCTACCTCGACGAGCAGATGCACGTGGTCGGGCATGACCTCCATCTCGATCAGGTCCGCGTGTATCTCGGCGCATACCTCGCGGATGATGTCCTTCAACCGTTCATCAACCCCGTTCACAAGGACGCGGCGACGGTATTTCGGGCACCACACGACATGGTATTTGCATGAGTACACCACGTTCCGATTGCTTTTGTACCTCACGAAAACAATTATACAGCAGGAAGCTATCTAATTAAATTCGGAAAGACGATACACGCCCAAACACCAAAAAAAACAAAGCGCCTTATATCCCCATGGCTAAAGCCAGGGGCTTTACGGCGCAAATCGGTAATATCACTTGTAATATCACTTGTAATATCACTTGTAATATCACTTGGGGGTGCCGCTTAGCCCTACTGCCATAAGGGCTGAGAGGCCCTGTCGGTGTCAGAATTCTAAGCGAGGGTGTCAAAATTCTAAGAGTCGGTGTCAAAATTCTAAGCGAGGGTGTCAAAATTCTAAGGCTGTGACCGCTCTGATCGCAGGCAATCGAGGTATGGTTCGATGGCATTCGCAGAGATGGTGTCAGAATTCTAAGAAAGGTGTCAGAATTCTAAAACTGGTGTCCAAATTCTAAATTTGGTGTCAGAATTCTAAGAAAGGTGTCAGAATTCTAAGAAAAACGCGGTAAAATAACGACGAAAAGAAAAAAGATACCCGCACCGTTCGTACCGGCCGGGTATCTGGCAATCGCTGAAACGGAGCGACCACATGACCAATAATAACGCCATCACCACAACGAAAATGAACACGGGCGCACCACCTCTCATGGCGAAACTCTCCCTCTTCCCCGTGTCAAAACCAAGCGCATCCTACATAGAGAGAACAAACGGGCGAGAAACCGTGCGCATAACCCCCAGCCGACCCGAAGAATGGGTCTACGGGAAAACCCCGCGACTAATCTTCCTCTACGTGCAGTCCATGATTCGCATGAAGAACAATCCCGACGTGGATCAGGACACCCACACTGTTGTCTTTCGTGGCAGCTTCCAGGAATTCTGCGACAACACCGGAATCTCGAACCATTCCGGCTGTCAGAAGGAGACGGAGGACATGCTGATGAACTTGGCGCGAACATCGATCTCCATCATGAACACCGACGAGAATCGCGAGAACAAGGGCGAATGCACGCCGTTCACCGTCGCCAGAAAAGGTCGGACGCAGTTCAGGCCGGAACAGGACATCATCGCGTCAATCCAGTTCACCGACGAGATGTGGGCCGAACTGGCGAAGCCGAGCGTCCCGCTCAGCATGGATATCATCTCGCGTCTGGGAAAATCAGCAAGGGCGCTGGACGTCTATATATGGTTGACATACCGCACATACCGGCTCGACCACGTCGCCTACGTTTCATGGCGTCAGCTGTATGACCAGTTCGAGGGTACCGGCCTGCCGGTGAAGGATTTCCGACGCAGGTTCAAGCAGGCGTTGTCGAATGTCTTGGAGGCGGCTCCGAATTTGAAGGCCGAACCGTTCAGGCATGGGATCAAGTATTATCCTCGCACCGATGCTCCGATTCGACCGGTCAAGCAGAACGAGGCCGGGGATATGCCGCTTGAGGCCGAGGTGGTGGACGAGGGCAAGGGGGCTGCGTGTCACGCGCATTCCGCCGACTGCGAGCATGTTCGGAGGCTGATGTCCGATTGGATGGATGGCATGTTTATTGGTGTTGAGGCTGATCGTGTCGCTTCTCGTTTGGCTGGGTTGTTGGATTCCGGGTTGTCTGGTGAGGATGCTGTGTCTCGGGTTTTGTTGGGTTGACACATTGATTCGCTAATGTATCGCAAAAGATATAATATAGGTATATTAGCGAAAGGAAGCCATCATGAAAACCCTCGACGAGATGATCAGGGAATACCGGATCGAACTGTACAAAGCCTGCGACGGCCGTATAGGGCTCCAAGCATGGAAATACAAAGGCAAGCCAGGTGCCGAAGAAGAGATTCGCGCCAACAAGGACGCCTTGGTAGCCGAACTCGTACGTCGAGAACGGAAGCGGAAAACAAACGAGGAACGCAAACACCGCGAACATATCCTCAATCTGCAGAAGGAATACCCGGTCAACCTGCCCGACCTCAACGTGGGTGACCTGGTCGCGTGGTATGACCAGCGAATGCCGTTCAGCTATGGGATCAGGCGCGCCGACTCCATCTGCACAGGCGAGGCATTCGACTGGGATCCGGAATACGTGATTATCCTGAGCTTGGACCACGGGGAATCGCTGGCCGAAGAACTAAGCGTGGAATGCTGGCAGCTTGACGCATTCCAGGCTGGCGAACCACTGGGGCTGGGACATGATGATTACGAGTTGCAAATGCACAAGGTCATTCGCGACTGGATCGAAGCGCACAAGGAACGTCGAATTTCCGCAAGCCACCCCACCACCACCTACTATCACATCGAACGCGACGAGGCGATTGCACTGGCAGGCAAGGTACGTGAGGCCGTCGCAGTGAAAGCCCAAAGCATTCTCGACAACAACATCAAACGCCATATCGATGTCATCAGCCGATACAACCACCAAAAACGAGAAACCGCTGACCGAAGCCGAGGCCCGCAAGCTTTGGAAGCGCGACAACGATATGTACAACGAGGGTGGCTCCGGATACGTATACGACTATGTGAGCCGCGAACGGGCCGAGGAATGCGTGGCTTGGCTGCAGGAGCATGATGTGGCCGATATTCCGGCCATCAAGGATTGAAAGGCAGAGGAAAGATGAGCCAGTACATCACGGTCAACGAATACGCCGCCCTCCACCACAAGCAGCCCGTCAGCGTGAGAAAACTCGCTCAACGAGGTTCCCTGAAAAGCGCCAAGAAAATCGGCGGCGTCTGGCTGATTGACAAGGAGGAGCAGTATCCCGACCATCGGCGCAGCGGAAGCGTCAAATCGTTCGAAATGGTTCGTGGCATGTACCTCGTGGATGAAATCGCCTACGTTGAGGGACTGCCATCCACCTATGTGCGGATAGGCGACCAATGGTGCAAGAAGGACGTGTTCAGGCGCCAGTTGGACAAGACCAATCCGGAACCGACGCCGGTGCCGTATGATCCGTTCGCGGGGGAGGACTCGGAACGCAAGATGAATGCCGGCTGGTTCGAGGCAGCCCAGAATTTCGGATGTTTGCCGCGTGACACGGATTTCGTGCGCAAGGAGCTTAAGCGTGCGGCGACCCCGGACGAGCTTGCCGCTGTCGCGGCGAAGTTCGATGCGGTCAAGAAAAGCGAGCGTACGAACGTGCTCGGCAGGTTCTATGGGCCCGAATACGAGTACACGGTTCGTGAAGCGGTGCTTGAGTTGCCTGATGGGGTTAACGCGATGTCCGTCGAGCATGAGTTTCGTCGGATGGGTATCGAAGCAGATAATTACGCTCCGGGAGTTGTCGCCGTGCGTATCGGTTGAATGAGGTGTGTCGTTTTTTTGTTTGTACATCCGATAATCGTATTACGAAAATATGTTACGATATAGTCATGGGAACAGCAGAAAAACTAGAAGCCACAGACATTCGACCTGGAAGACCTCGACTCGGAGGATACGACGAAGCCACCGCCATCATCAACTTCAAAGTCCCCGCATCTTGGAAGACCGCGATGGCCCAAGAAGCTAAAAGTCGAAATCAAAACCTGTCCGATTATCTAAGGGAAGTCACATCACTTGGATATTCGGCGATGCACGCCGGAGAGTAATAAGAGCATTAGGGGAGCACCATGGATGAGAAACCCATATACGAAAAATGGCATATCGGTGACGAGTATAGAAAACTCGTCAAGGGAGCTCTGGTAAATCATCATCGATATGATCGATTCATCGAGTCTCCTATGCGTATGCGAGAAGTTATGCACGAGTTCATGGCAAACCGTTCCATCTCTGAAGTCGCCCATGATGCCGGCGTGAACGAAACCGTCGTGCAGAAGCTTATCGATGATGGCATGGCCCCATATCCAGACACCAGGCGAGTAATGAAAGCCTTAAATATTCATGCGACAGCTTTGCCGGCGGAATGCGTGACAGCTTGAAGAGGAGCGACAGACTTAATGTCTGGATGAACGGCCGGCATGTTGGCGTATTCGCGGCGCTCAAGAATGGCGTCGGCTTCGAATATGATCCGGATGCGCCGCGAATCAGCTTCAGCCTGCCGAAAGACGGCAGCTGGAGAAAGGACGCTCCGGAAAATTTCCTGCTCAACCTGCTTCCTGAATCCGGTGCGGCAAAATATGCCATGATGCAGTCCATTGGAGCGAAATCCCAGGAACCATTTGATTTGCTCGACAATGTGGACTCCGCTGGCGCCCTAGTATGCTCCCGTAGCGACGAACAACCGTCGCTATCCTCCACTTCTGTAGTGGAGGCGACGGATTCGGACATAGCGGCAAGAATAACGGCAGTCAGACATTCTCCGGACTCATGGTTCTTCAAAGACAAGGATGCGCGATTCTCTCTTGCTGGAGCTCAAGGCAAGTTCACGCTCTCGCGCTTCGATGATGGCTGGGTATGGCCTAACGGTGTCATACCTTCCACGCACATTCTGAAGCCGTCGAGTTTCCACGATTCCGATGATGTTGAGCATGCGACTATGCTGCTCTCTAAAATGGTTGGGATTGAAACCCCGGAGTCGGATATCCAGGAATTCAACGGCCAGCAGACTTATATTGTGGAACGGTTCGATCGTCGTATCGAGAATGGTATGCCGGTTCGTCTGCCGATGGAGGATATGGTGCAGGCATTGGGCCTACCATCATCCGAGAAGTACAAGGTGAGTGCCGTCGATACGCTGACCACCCTACGGAAGATGGATTCGTCCGGCAGACTGGGGGAGGAGTGGCTGCGACGATTGGCCTTCAACGTGGCTGTCGATAATTGCGATGCGCATGCCCGTAACTATTCTGTCATGCCCACTTCGCCTGACGGTGAATCCTGGAAGTTGAGTCCCGCATATGATGTGATGACCACGACGGTATGGCCGGGATTGACGGACAAGCTCGCGATGCCATTTTCAGGAGCGGAGCATGCCAGTGAAGTGACGCCGGACCATTATGCGAGGTTGGCTGATTATTGTGGATTCGATCCCGACACTGCACGAGACGAGGCTATCCGCATCAGCGACTTGGTCCGGTTGAATGCGCATACTGCGTATATGGATCTGGCCCCGGAACTGCAGGCCAAGCTGTTGGACAAGATTCGTGTCGCGAACAGTGACATGCCAAGCCCGCAACGCTTCATCCTGCCCGACAACGGCATGGTGCATGTCGTCTCCCACGATCGCGATGGGCATCCGGTGCATGACTATTGGCGGCGCAAACCATCCAGATAGGACAATGCGGCCACTGCTGGTGTTGATTTGCTTGTCGGTGAATCCTGTCACAGAATAAGGTCAGGCAAACGAAGCAATGCAACTGCATATAACAGAACGCTGAGCATGGATTGGAGGTGGTCGCAATGCTTACCTTGCTGGCAATGATTGGACTTTTTCTTCTCGTTCTTGGATTGGTGATAGTCCTGTTGATGGGAATGTTCTTCAGCAGCGACATGGGCGGCATATTCGTGAACGTGTTCAACTATGCGACTTCCACTGGGATCGCTGATCTGGTGACCGTTGGGGTCATGCTCATCATCCTGTTTGCGGCTTTCGCGGTACAAGCCGTTATCTGGTTCTTCGTCACCGAGAGGATGTTGGATTCTGCGCTCCCGCTGATCGTCCAAATGATCATCGAACTGATTGTTTTCATCCCGATTCCTACGTTCTTCTTCATGGCTTGGGGCTTGGAGTATCGTTGGGCTGGTGTCCTATGTGTTCTTATCTTCGCATTGCCGGCCGTGTACGACCTGGGTTCGAACGTGTACATCAAACTTGAGGAGATCAAGGAAAACAAGAACTCGAAGGTTGATTGATCCTTCGCCCGAAAAACCTTTCTCTCAGTGGACAGAATGCCTCCGATTCGGATAATCGGAGGCATTCGCTTTCCTGGGAAGGATACGCTGGAACCACACGTTTTTTTGGATTAGGAGTCGAGGATGCACGGAACATTCAGCAGGCCTATGAAAATACTCGCCAGTGTTATTACAGTGGCGGTTCTCGTCGCTGGCATCCTGGCTTGGAGTACGTGGCGTAAAAAAGTCACTGCCGCGGAACACCAGCAGGCGCAAGCCCAACAGTTGAAAAAACAGCAGTCGGAGGAACGCAAGAAAGCCGCTGAGGCTGCCGCAAATCAGCTGACCGATGAGGAGAAACAACAGTACACGGATCTCGCCATCAAATTCGAACAGGCAGCCCGCAACTGGGGGAGTGACCCCACAATCAATTTGGACTCACTCAGCCAACATGATGCTCAACAGGTAATCGACCAGTTGCGGACACCGGACATCGGAAGCAATCCTCTACCCGCTCTGAGCGCTATCCCCGCGGATAAGAACGATGGGCCTGATGCCGTCAGCTATCCATGCGAAGAGGAATATGAAAACGCTTGTAAAGCGTATCCGACAATGAAAGCATGGTGGAACAGTGAGGTGTTGGCGACCGGCAGCCGGTGGACGGACGGACCTCACGTGACGGTCAACGAAGACCGAACGGTCACGGTCACAGGAAAGGTCGAATCCATGCTTTTGCAGGACGGTGATTCCTTTAACAATGGGAGCATCTGGGCATTGACTCCAGCTTGGAGAGACTACGACATCAACGATGAACTCACCATCGCAAACGGGAAAATCAGCGGCATGAACATCAACGGCGACAACCCCTGGTGGATTAATCCTTGGCTGACACGCTGGGACAATAACATGGCCGACGATTTGAGCGAGGGAACCAGAATAGCCATCCCAGTGAAAGGCGATCCCGAGATGGGCCTCGCCCATTCCAGCATGACGCCCATCCTTAAGGGACCTGTCACGCAGTCGGACTTGGATGGCAAGGTTGACTGGCATCTTTGGGATAGCGTTCCCATGGCATCGGTTGGGGGAGGCTGCCAGAATCCGGGATACTGCGGCTAGTTCTTCCAGCTTTTCTTCCGGAAGAACACGTTGCCGGCGCCGTCGAACTGCTTTTGCGTGAGCCAGCGACTGTTGTACCCCTCCCATGGGCCGCTTCCGTTCGTGCCGTAGTTTCCCTCGCTGATTCGGATTCTCCATCCGTTTGCGTCCTGCTTGACTTCTTCGACCACGGCGATATGCCCGGAGCTCATATCACCTCCCAAAGCACCGCCGAACTGGCTGACGCCATCCCCCGGGTGTGGACTGGAATCGACTGTGTATGCAGGGTCGGAGGCGAGATGCACATGGACGTCACCACCCACGGGGGTGTTCCAGTTTGCCACGTCATGATGGTGAATCACCCATAGTCTGACAAGTGCATACCAGTAGCACTGGTAATGTCCGCCGCTGGCGAAGGAAGTGAATGGCCCGTAGTCCCCGTCGTGACACACTTTTGCATCCGTATCGCACAGCCAGCCAAAATTACGGGTTTTGCCTATAGGAGCCCCGCCCACAGAACCTACGACGGCACTGCCTCCATCACCATCGTCGTCGGATGAGCAGGAAGCTTGAACGACATTGTCGGAACCACTGGAATCGTCGCTTGCCTTCCCAGTGAACTCGATCGCACTAATCTCCGGTGAATCATAGTAGGAGCGCGCATATTTCTTACGTTCCTCTTCATGCCGATCGTTCCACGCTCCGCGCCCATACCCGGCAAGCCATGCGATTGAGGCGTCCTCCGGATTATCCGCATGCAGCCACCATTTGTGCAGGTCATGGTCGGTGACGTTGTACCCTTCGGCCTCGATGTTATCCAGATAGAAGTTGTTCCAATCGGATTTGGACGTGTCAACCAGCATTTTTATCTGCACGTCGGCATCAGAGTCTTTGCCAGACACGTTATGCTGATCCATCCATGCTTGGATTTTGCTGCGCGGTGTCCACTGATTCAGACCGAAGCCACGCAATGCGGGATTGGTCTCGCCTATCTGCTCCTGTTCCGGATTCATCCCAGATTCGAATTGGATCACACCAAGAGCGCCTGCCGTACTGGCTTTCGAATACCCGGCTTTGGCGAATGCCTCGGCTATGGCCACCGCGACCTTGTTGGGGGCTATCGATGTGGTCCCGGTTGTCGAATCATCATCTGATGAGGTGCCGCAATCATATTCTGCGGCTGATAATGACTTTCCGACGTTGCTGGTAAGGGCCGCGACACTGCCGGAAACGGCACTCACCACGTTCATGACGATAAGACCGTTCAACCCCACCAGCAATGCGGCTCCCGCAGCCATGAGTTTTGTACTGGTTTTCAAAGGATGACCCCCTTACGGAAGGCAAAAGTCGGTAAAAATTTACCGACTTTGAATGATTCGGTGAATTACCGTTCTTGGAATGGTCGGAATTCCACGTCGACGAACACGTTGTAATCGTCTCGAAGAAGATTCGCGGCATGTTTCCCCGCCTCGATGATCTCACCTGAAGAACGATTCTCATCCCATGATTCAAACAAAGCCCTCAAAGCATCGGTTTCCTCGTTGGGACTCTTCAACGCGAATCCCAAAAGCCGTGCGGTGTTCAGATCCTTCAACAGCGGAGCCGCTTCGGAAGCCCAATCGGATGCCGCATTCCAAAGCTCGTCTGCAACGGAGAGGGGATATTCGACATCGTATGCAAGCACATCACCGTCTACATCCTCATGCAGGATGCCCGCTGAAGTATATGCGGCGATGATGGTGAGCATGTACACGCTGATGTCGCTTCCATCCCAAGCGTGATTCAGTGGAGGATTCAGCAAAGGATACTTGAGTACGTCATGATTCGCGAACAGCTCATTCCCCTGAAGCAGAAATACGGGGAGGCTGATCACGGGGGAGTACAGGATACGGTTTTCCACTCCTCCGTATAGGTCTCCGTCAGGTACCGCATACACTTTGGATGCGGTATCGTTGAGACGTTGGATATATCTGCTGGGGCGTTCCAATAGGAGAGGACGTCCGCTACCGAAACCAGGGAACAGCAATGGTTTCGACTGCTGCTGTTCCTCCGGCTCCGGGGTCAAAGGGGTAACGGCAGATGATTCCTCCGACTTGTCGGAAGCCGGTGTGGAAAATGAGTCATCGAATATGTCTTTGTATCCCATAAGGGGTCACTGCTCCTTGTTCTTTCGTTGTTCTCGTGCGATCTTGTCCGTGGCAGTGGTGCTGATTTCCTTCAACAATGCCGGAGGAATCACGATTTCCACTGGAATAGGCTGCTTGGATCCGTCTTTGAAATAGGCGACGGCTCCGCGAACGGTCTTCCTCGTCGATGCGCTTACCAGGCGCTTCAGACTGTTCGGGTTCGGCTGACCGTTGTCCAAAGTATCATCGGCTCCCATGCGCTGCAAGATCCGACCATTGGGGTCTTCGATGCCTAGGAGTCGTTCCGCTGATTTGGCCGGACTGACCGTGCCATTGGCTTCTTCCGGGTTGTCCAACGCCAGAAGGAGGGCGCGGCTGATACCTCCGGTCAAGTCGGCATCGATGAACTCCTGCACTTTCTGGCTGATGATGACAGGCGTGAATCGTTGCGAACGGGCCATACGCACCCATTGTTCGAAGGTTCGGGAAGCTCCCTTGTCCTTGCCCATGAACACCCATGCCTCATCGACACCTACCATGCCATCGCGGCCTCGAACGGCGGTACCGGCTCCCATGACGACCATTCGCAACGTCCACTGGCGGATGCGAGCGGTCATGGAATCATCTTGGCCTTCGGGGATGAGTGAACGGTCTCCGGCGTTGATGAGGGTCAGGTTTTGGCTGATCGTCAACGGCTTGGTGTCATTATCGGTGCCGAAGATAAGACGTAGTCCCTGGTTCGCCTTCAGGTTCATGCTGATTGTCGAAAACACCTCGAGGGTGTTGGAAGGCAATCCAATGGACTCCGCCGTGTTCCCCGCTTTGATGGTCTTCGCAACAGCTTGGGCGGCGACAAGCAGAGCCCGGCCTACGCAACGCGCCCCGTGTTTGACGCCGTAATCCAGCATGGCTGTCATGGCGGATTCCATCTTTGTGTCACCGCCAAGAATGTTCGTCATCATCAGGACGGCGATTTCCTTGGCCTCCTCCACATTCGGAATCACGTTGAACGGGTCGAACGTGCCGTTAGCCACATCGGAATCCAACCGGATGACCGTACCACCCTGCGAACGGGTCGCATCCTCCAAATCATTACCGGCCTTCGGATTGATGTAAATGCACGGGGTCTTGCCTTTACCGTCACGCGCGTCAATCTTCGACCATTGCAGAAACAGGCTGAACGCCGCCATCGTATTATGGGTCGGCACGTAATCAGCGATGAGGAACGAATGGTCAGGGCTCCCAACGGTCAGACAACGATGAGGCGCGTTGGATATCTTCCTGATGTCTTTGACGTATAGCCATTGCTGGGTTTGTCTCAACGTCGTAGGAATTAAAGCCGCTTTGCGTTGCAAAGAGAATACCGGCAGATCCGTCGTGAAGGTGATGCGATAACGATCCTGAGCCTCATGACGCACACCATCAGCCGTGTATCCTGCTTTGTTGAGATGGGGTTCGTGAACGACGATTCCCAGAGATCTCAGCAGGCGCACCATTCCTCGGACAATCGGCAGATGATCGGCGGACTGGGTGAACTCTATATTCCCATTTGAGGAGATGGTCCCATCCTGATCCAGCAACCCCTGCACGAGGGAGAGTCTTTGTTCGATGCTCGCCGAGAAGTAGATCTCAGGAATGCGTTTTTCGCGGAGTATCCCCATATCGCGAAGAATGGAGACAAGCCCCTTCACATTCACGACCATCGGCGTATTGATGCTTCCTAGAGAAAATCCCGCAGAGGTGAGACAGGACTTCACATGCTGCAAATCACCATTCCTGTTATCTGAAGCGATGATTCCAGTGCCGATACTACCGTCGGCTAACCAAGCCCCTAAAACCCATGGGTCAAGTGGCAGGTCGGCTTGCGGGTTGGCAACAGGCATCGCGGCTCGGATTGCCCATTGCGCACGATTGCCTGAATCCTTTAGACCAGACGCAAGCATGTCTCGCGTAGTCACAACCTGTTCACAATATCCAAGGGAATTGGTCTCGTTGAAGGCCCCCTCATAACGAAGCATCATGCGTTGCCCTATGGCTCTGCATGCTTCTCGAACGTTGTATACGGATACCGAATCATGACGCATTCTGTCGGAGTGAATTCGTTCTTCCGTATCCCACTCACTGATTGGATTGAGCGTTTTTGTGACAGATGCGATAGAGGAACGGCTTGGTGAACGATCCTCGAGCATCTTCTGTATGTCAGTGATGCTGATGCCCTTCGGATAGTTATCTTCCAAATGCTTTCTTAGGACATCCGCACGCTCCCTGGCGAGATCGTTCCATCTTTTCGCATGCTGCGCCACGCCATCATAATGTGCAATCAAAGCCCGAAGAGCTTCCTGCGTGTTATAGCGCCTACAGTTCTGCCGAGTCTTAAAAGGTTTTTTTGTATCCGCTATCGCGCGGTCTCGCTGTTCTTGATGAGATTCAACTCCCATAAATCGCAGCGCTGCGGCAATGGTCTTGGCATTGCTCTCTCCGCTCCACCAACGACTCGTTACTGGATGGACAAACTCTGCAAGCTCGTTCACGCTCATGGTTGATTGGGCCGGTAGCGCATCAGACATCCGACATAGCTCATCGTATGTCTCCGACAGCATGTTCTTACGCTGTTGGGATTTCAAATGTTTTGGTTTTCTGAATTTGTTTCGATCTTTGAAATCGGAGACGATCCACTGGTGGTTCCCGCTGGCTTTTATCGTTTGACCGTCACTGAGGGTGACTTCGTAAAGATCTTCCGTGTGAATCGGATGAAGCTTGAGGAGTGGATAAGGTTTTCCGTCCCGCCCGTAGACGAGGTCTCCCTCATGCAAATCGCTGATCTTAGCCATTTTTCCATGGGGGAAGCTAGCCTGAGGGGGAACCGGAATTGTGGAGGAAATGTGAACGGCCTTCCCGCTTCCTGTATCTCCGATAATAGCCAAAATTGGACGCCTGTCCTTGTCCTGCACGGTTGTTGTCCCGATATACACCGGTTGCCTGTTGGCTTCGGACAATCCGACAAGAGCTCCGTCCCTGTCGCCTGCTTTGGCGAAACTGCTCACGCCTCCTCCCGCGACGCATGTTGCGGCCCAGTGGATCTCATAGGGGGTCATGCGTACGTTCGAACAGGCCTGCATGCTTTTGAACGCCATCAACTGTTCGCTAGCCGTCGTCAGATTGACGAACTCGATGTTGGGGATACACCCCAAAGCGTCGATGGCCATCTGCTCGTTGCCCGCCACGCAGGTGGCGACGCTCAGATCAATGATGCTGGGCGGCATGTCCGGAGTATTGTAGATTGCCTTCTTATAATCCAAACGCTCCTTGATTTCGGTCATATCACCGGGGGCTTCATGGCCTTTCTCGTACCGTTCCTTAATGCTTTCGTCGATGGTGCGGCTGTTGCGTCGAATCTGGTCGGCGGTGACTTTCGCCGGTTCGACTTTGCCTCGGATGCTTGTGGCGACCGCATTGGCTCCGCCGGCTCGTCCGACTTCCATGAGTCTAGCAATCCACAGGTTGTTTGGATCCGTGATGCTGCTTTGGTTGAAATCCGCCGTGCGTGCGAAGCAGATGCTGGCCGGGTATTCTTCGTCGATATTCCACTCGGTGCAGTCCACGCCATTGTCGTACAGGTTTTTGGCGTGGGCGCAGGTCGCGTTATCCGGGAAGAAATGCACGTGTGCGTTCTCCGCCAGGATAGGCAGGGCCGACGAGTTGGCGCGCCCCACCCACCATGATTCCATCATGGCGACCAGCTGTTCGCGTTCCTGCTCATCCATGATGGTGAATGGTTCCAGCCCGGCGTTGAGCATGATTCGTTCGATATTATGCGCGTCTGGCAGATACTCTTCGAACATTGGGCATCCGTTTGCCACCGAATAGCACATGCGGTCGTACCATGTCAGGGCGCGTTGCAGCATGCCGGGCTTGCGATTGTTGCTATGATCCCCGACCAGTTTCAAAGGAACGCCGATGACCGCGAACTGCTTGCATACCTTCTGGCTACGGTAGTACTGCGCCTGGTATCGTCCGAGGTCGGTGTCCCTCATGCTGGCCGGCGGACTGTATCGGACGGGCATGGATCCGGTAAGCAGATGGAATTCGCGATATTCGCTTTGAAGCATGTAACGGTAGCGCATGCCGGCAACCGTGACCTGATTGGCGAGGCCGTCGAAGAACGCCATCAGCTGTTGCGCGGCATCGTTGCGTTTCCGGTCGTTGGCTCCATCCAGCAATGCAGTGCTCCAGGGGATGCGCGCGTACAGCCATACGGTGCGATCCGGCGTGGCAGAACGGAGTAGCCCGTATTCGCTGGCCGGGCTTATAAAGCTTTCTGGACGGTAGAAGTTTCCTCGTGGCATATATTCCACGATAGATTTTGATGTTGTTATTAACCGATGTTCTATTGAAAATAACCGTTTTTTCGGTTGGTGGCGATATCCAAAAAAAATATCCCGACCGCAATGGTCGGGATATTAGGAAAGGTTGCCGGTTAGTCGTCCACGCCGACGCAGTCCTGGTTGACCAGTTCACGCACGTGATCGACGGCCCGCTGCAGTTCCGGTGTCATGTCGAAGTCATCGGTACGGTAGAAGGCCGAGTTGCCGTTGGATTTACGACTGGCGCTGACCGCGACGTTAGTCACCGTCATCTCACCCTTGTCATCACGGTCCAAGTGGACGAACAACGTCCTTGCCGTCAGCTCGCGACGTCCCCCCACATATTTCAGTGTCCCTTGGACGGTGATGTTTGGTTCCAACTGGTATGCCACGTCCGCCGTGTATCGGATGCTTGGGATGCTGGATATGATTTTCGACATGATTAACCCTCGTTCCGGGTGATGTACATGCAATTCATGTGAGTGGTTTTCAGGATTTCGCGCAGGGGGGTTTCTTTGACGACGCCTCCGCCCTTATACGCCTGGATGCTGTAGTCGTCGATGGGGAACTTGGTTTTTATTTTCGACACGTGCTCGAGTTTCACCCAGCATCGCGCTTCGGGGATGGTGAGGCTTGGCGGCGCTGTGAACCCGTCATAGTCATTCATGCCGTAAGCGTAATATGCGCCTGAATCATGAATGTCGGCCTCAATGTAAGTGTCATCCGTCATCCATAAGAACGCTTTTTTACATGTGTTGACGGTCAAATCGGACACGTTGAACTTGAGAGGGAACAGCACTTTCCCGTCAGATTTCTCGGCATGCTCCTCTATGTAATCCAGAATGGTTTTATCCAGATCCCAGTTATACCGGCAGGTGATTCCGTCGGCGAGTTTGACCGATTGCCGTCCTGGATAGGATGACTGTTTCTTGTAGCGCACGAAGAGCGCTCGTCGATCGTATAGTGTTGCCATAAGTCTTCCTTTTATGCAGATGTTTTCAGTATAACAGCCACGACAGAGGGTGACGTGCTCTCGCCACCTGACCGCTTCGCGATCTGAGGTGGGGGCTTCCTGCTCAAGGCTCGTATCCGAGTCAGTGTCTACAGGCTATTCCCGTGCGCCCCACGGTTCTCGTAAGTTTTTTGTTATCGTTCCTGCATGAGTCGTCGTGTTTCGTGCATGATGTTGGTCGCGGCGTTCACGTCCCTGTCATGCCAAACGCCACAGTCAGGGCATGTCCATTCGCGGATATGCAGGTCCTTCGTATCCTTATTGCGGTATCCGCAATCGGAGCATAGTTGACTGGACGGGTAGAACCTGTCTACCGTGACCAGCTGCTTGCCTTGCCGTTCGAGCTTGTATGCGAGCATGGTGCGGAACATGCCGTACCCGTTGTCCATCGTGCTTTTGCCGAGTGTGAGGGATTGGCTCATGTTCTTCATGTCCAAGTCCTCCACGCCGACGCAATCATATCGGGCGGCGAGCCGGTTGGCCGTCTTATGCAGGAAGTCGGCTCGCTGGTTCCCGACCTTGGCGGCGAGCTTGGCGATGCGCCGCTTCTGTTTCACCCAATTACCGGACCCTTTTACCATGTGGCTGAGTCTACGTTGCTCGCGCATCAGCCGTGGCTCCATCCGCCGGTAGAAACGCGAATAGTCGGCTCGTTCGCCGTCGCTGGACACGTACAGGCCGTGGGAGGAGTAATCCAATCCGACGATATGCACGGGGCGGACGGGTTCGAGTGCTTGGGTCTCGTACTCGAACAGTATCGTCGCCGTGTATTCGCCGTTTTTGCAATGCTCGATGGTCACGCTCTTCAGTTTCCAGTCTTCGGGTATGCGTTTATGCTGGCGGACGCGCACAATCCCTACTTTCGGTAGTTTGAGATGCCTGCCTCCTTCATCGAGGGTGACGTTGTTATTGCTGTTGTTCGTCGTGTAGGTCTGACGATTGCGATGCTTCGCCTTATACTTCGGGAAGCCGATGTGCTTGGGGTCGCGGAAGAAGTTCCTGTACGCCTTCGCCACGTTCAATTGGGCGTTGCACAGTGCGAGGCTGTCCACCTCACGCAGGAACGGATACCTGTCCTTGTACTGGGCGGGAGTCGGATTGCACGACTTACCCGTAGCCTTATAGGTGCCGATGCGGGTTTCAAGCATCTGATTGTAGATGAACCTCGCACAACCGATGGTGCGGTCAATCAATGCCGCCTGAGTCCTGTTCGGGTACATGCGGTACTTGACCGCGCAATGACGTTTCACCTGCATGATGGTTCACCTCCTTACTTCCTGCCTTGGTTCTCGATGTATTTGCGGATGACTTCGATTGGCGCGCCTCCTGTGGTCAGTAGGCAGAAGCTGCGGCTCCAGAAATACTCCTTCCACAGTTTCTGCCGAATCTGCGGAAACTCCTGCTTGAGCAGACGACTCGACGCGCTCTTGTAAGCGTTGATGAACTTGCTCAACTCGCTCTTCGGCTGGGCACGGAACAATACGTGCACGTGGTCCATGTCGTGGTTCCATTCCTCAACGGTTATCCCATACTTGGGTGCGATGTACTCGAATATCTCACGCGCACGCGCCGAAACGATGTCGTCGAACACCTTGCGACGGTATTTCACGACGAGCACGAGATGATAATACAACAGGAACACCGAATGATGATTCGACTCCAATTCCACTGCAATCACCCCGTTTATAACATATACGACTGATTACAGTATAACATATATAGATACGCCAATTCATCCCCCGCCTACGCTTCGCTTAGAGGCGGGGGAATCCTTGGCGAGGAAGGTTAAATAGGGCGGATTATGAACGTGGCTGCATTTGTTTCCATCTCATCCGCCAGCGATATCTTTTTGGCGTTGTAGCCCAATCTCTCGAACTTGTCCGGATCGAAATCTCCCAATTGCTGCACATTGTCCAACGCCAACCAGTAGTTGGCAGGCGTTCTTCCCCATGGGAATGGTGTCTGATAGTGGGATTTCGGATTCCAGGTTTTTGGATTGTATGCCTCTCCGAAATTGGTCACCGTTCCAACGAGTTTGATTGCGCTTTGGGGTGACCAGAGCAGCAAATAATGAAAACCGATTTTGTTTCGCAATGATTTAAAGTTGCCGACGAACAGCAGTCTTCCCTCGTGCTCGGCGGCATGACGGAGGAATTCCTCGATGGTGGTTTGCGGGCTAAAATAGGAGATTCGCCCTCGTGGGGCGTGGCCTATTCGTAGCATCAAGGTAAGTCCGTCTATCTTGAAGGGTTCAGTCTGCGATGTCATGGAACAATCTTATCACATGCGGATATATTCAGTATGTCAGATAAGTGTCTTCAGCTCGTACACAACCAATTCAGGCGCCTCACGAACCCGACCGAAAAGCTCATGACCACGCTTCGACCGCTCGATCGCACGCATCACCACCTCCGGAGCGGAACGGATATCCAATCGAGCTTTCCCGACCCTATCCGCCCACAAATTCTGTATCACCGTCAACTCGACACGATTAACACTGCGAATCTGCAAAGACTGCCGCTCGACCCGATGCAATCGTACATATTCAGCGGCCACATCAGCCAACCCGACACCCAACTAATTCTTCCTTTCTCGACGAAACGCATATACCAAAGAGGGGACCATGGACACGGCCGCAAAAACAAGCGAAGACACCGCCAGTACAAGCCTCCACATCAAAGGCACCCCAACCGCAAGCCAGGAAACCAACTGCATCCCCAACAACCAGAACACCGCGAAAACCAGCATTCCCAGCACGAGCGCCCAGCTCAAACGTCGTTCCTTCCGACGCTTTCTCGCTATTTCGCGCCGCGACGGTTCGACGGTACTGCCACTGATTCGAGCCGGTTCCAGAATGATCGTCGTAGTCGCCCCGATGGTTTCGCCGGCGCTGTTTTCCTCACTCACTCGGGCTCCTTTTCTGGATTCTGGATTCTTTTCTGACGTTCGCATTCATGTCTCAATGGCGGATACGTGTCGGCTATGGCGTTCAATGTCGCCGTCCGAAGCTCGACATACCTCTCCTGATCCAAGTCATGGCGCTGCTGGTCGTAATCGGTCAACGCATGCCGGGCATAATTGACCATCCAGCGTTCCAAGACGAATGGATTTGGCTCCTTACCGGCATCCCTGACCATGTTTCTGCGACGTAGCTCGTAATGGTGGAGCTTTGCCGCATCTCGCAGGTTACCGTAGGGAATGAGTCGCACGTGTACTGTTAGTTTTTCGCACACTTCAAGGTCATGCCTTTCTGCTCTGGTGTTATGTGGATATATTCAGTTTAACAAGCAAAATATCAGGAAAAAATAGAATCCAGTATGCCCGGGATTAGGCTCCGAGGAAATACTCCTTGCACATAATCTGGTACAAGGCTTGCTCTTGCATTGCGTCGGAAAGAGCTCGATGCTGTTCCACGTCTGCCACGTGATAGCGTTTGATCAGATCCGCGACCTTGTGATGGCGAATTTCCGGATGGATGTCACGGCTCATTTCCAAGGTATCCAGGAATGGGTGGTCGAACAGGGGGCGATTCGGCCAGGTTTCCGCCGTGGCCCAGTCGAGGAATTTCAAATCGAACGTCGCGTTGTGTGCGAGGAAGGGCGTTTCGAATCCCAGCCACCGTTCGAACTCTTTCATCGCATGCTTGACAGTCGGTTTGCCGCTCACGTCGTAAGTGGTGATTCCCGTCAATTGCGTGATGTGTGGCGGGACAATCATTTGCGGGTTGATGAGTTGGCTGTAGGTGTCGACGATTCGTCCGTTCTTGACTTTCACGGCGCCGATTTCGATGAGTTTCGCGCCATCTTCCGGGTTGAGGCCGGTGGTTTCGGTGTCTACCACGACGTAGTCAAGCAATGGCGCCTCCAGCGGCGGGATGCGTCGTGGATCGTCGCTTCGGTATTTGTCCCAGTAGCTCATTGGGTGTTCCTGTGTTCTCTAAGATTATGTGGACATATTCAGTATAGCAGACAAATCGATGTCAGGCAGGAACCTTCCGACCGCGACCGTCGCCAAACAACGTGAAAAGCAGACTCGCGCGATTCGGGCCAACCTGTTTGTCGGACAACACGCATTCCATGCAAACCGGACCATACATGCTCGGCACCAAACCCATCGTGCTTCCGCAAAGAAAGCATCCAGCGGGCTTGGTCAACACATCATCATTCAGCTCGACAATCAATTGTCCTGACCTTTCAACGATTCCTTAATCCGTTTCTCCTCTTCGTCCGCAGCCTTCTCGCTCAACTGTCGTACGGACGGAGGGCGTTTGTCCCGGTTGACGTCCTCCCCCCGGCTTCAGCCGAGGGGAGGACGTCAATTGCGTGTCCTCGGGCTGCCAGTCTTTTCGGTTAGGCATCAGCCGTAATCCCGTCTCCGAAACCATGCAGGGCATGTATCAGATTCTTGACGGAAAATGATTCCGCCTCGCGGTTGACGATTCGACGATTCAATCCGAGAACTACGTCTTCGACCTGTCTGCGGACATAAGGCTCCAACGGGGGGAGAGGGGGCGTTTTGCGGGTATCTGCAAGAAGGCCATAGTCTCTTTCCAGATCGGCAAGATTCATTCCATGCAATCGGATGCGACGGAGCAACGTGATCTCATCCGCATCCAGCAGACACGGCCAGGCTTCCGTTCCTGACTGGATATGACGTACTCCGTTCAGCAATCGTGCGGTCTCGGCCATGGATTTATTGCGTTTCGCGCTCTTCATGCCCGGCCAGTGCCGCAAAACGGACAGGTTCCCGCGAGCGTCATCCAAAGCCGTCTTGACGACATTGCTGGTGGTCAACCGATGGGCGAAAGGCTCGATGGCGCGAATGAAGCCGGCGTCCAGCAGAAAGCATTCGGTTGGCAATGTCAACGATTCCAACAGGCTACGATGGCCGTCGAGCAGTCCGTCGATATAAGAAAGAGGTGTGAGGATTCTGATATCGAGATCACGCATGTTCTGAGTCGTTCGAGCTTCGCCGAGCAGTATCTCCCAAGGCTGCGGCATCGTGATGACGCAAAGCGAGGGCTTGTTGTCCTTCGCCGCTAAACCATGCGCGTAGTCTCCTTCTATCCATGCGGAAATGATGCGTTGCTGGGGGAATTGCTCCAGTGCTTTTTCGATGCTGTCGATGTTGTTCACGCCGTCAGTTCCATTCGCTTGGCAATTTCGTTGCGCCATGTCTGCACCAGCAGTCGGATATGCCATCCCGTACCGAGGTCGGCATTTTCCAAGTCGAATGGATCCCAATTTTTCGCAACGATACGAATGTCCCCTGATGTGCAATCATAGGAGTAGTCGATGGATGTGGTTCCGAGCTGAATTTTCGTTGTGCAGTAGGTTTCCGGGTTATCCACGAAGACTTGGACGACACTCCCGGGCAGTTTTGTGTCTGCCTTGTTTTGGACGATTCCGGTGTTGTTTGGGTTTGGGATTTTATATGTGGCTTCGTGGACGATGGAGATCAGTGCGGAGAGGAACCTCTGTTTTAGGGAGAGGTTGTCGCAGTAGGCGCACTTGGTGATGGGCTTGCCGGATCTTTCGAGTCGCAGGCTTCCGCATTTTTCACACTCGTATAGGGTGTAGGTCTTTCGTGCGTCTGTGACGTCTTGTATGGGTTGCATTTTCCTTTGGTTTTCTCTTTCAATCTTTTTTATGTGGACACATTCAGTATAACATGTAAAATACAATATGGTTGTTATACTGAAGAAGTCCACATAAAAAGAGGAGGAGCGTTGACCAATCCGAAGAAAAACGGATCTGCGGCAGATAGACCGGGACGGCCTGAAGAAAGCGGTGGACGTTCCCGTCCCCATCAAGTAGTCCGGAATTCCAAGGGATGGGAACAGCCCCTATTCCCCTAGCTTTCTTTTCAAAGGAAAAAGACAATGACTAAATACTTCACTTCCGACACCCACTTCGCCCACCCGTTCGTGGCCGCATTGCGGGGATATGCGAAAACCGGATTCACGTCGGACAATACCATCAAGCAACAGGCCAACGAAGCGCACATGCAGGTCAAGGATTGCGTCAACTGGTACCGGCATGACATGGACGTGACCGACCACATCAACGAGACCGTCGGACCGAACGACGAACTTTACATTCTTGGGGACTTGTGCAGTGGCAGTGCTTGGAGTCTTCATCATGCGCTTATGCATATCAAGAGTCTGCGTTGCCCCCGCAATAACCGGCATCTGATTCTCGGCAACCATGATGATGTGCTGTACGGGAAGAGCAAGGGCTTCAAGGAGCTGACCGAGGCGTTCGGTGAAATCGGGCGTATCGGCATGACGGACATCACGGACGGCGAAACCATTATGACCGTGTTCCTCTGCCATTTCCAATGGCGTGAGGACTTCGACCTACCGGCAGCGGATAACGTGGCATCCAATTGGGCGAAGCCGGAGCTTCGACGGTATGCGATTCCTCAAGTGGGAGAGAACATGCGATTGCTGCACGGTCACACCCATGCGGACACTCCCCATGAGTTCAGGAACCGCAACGAAATCAACGTGGGATTGGAAGCGTGGAACATGCGCCCCGTGTCCGAAGTGGAACTTGTTCGCATGTTTCAGGAAAACTGAATGTCACTCCAGAAAGGCTTCGAAAATGACGACCCTGACCATTCTTAGAGGGCTGCCCGGCTCGGGAAAGAGCACTTGGGCACGCCAGCACGCCGATTCCAACACGGTCATCGTCAGTCTGGACGGGTTGCGCACAATGATGGCGGGAAGCCGTCAGGCATGGCATGAAACCATGAATCCACAGTTGAACAGGATTCTCGTCCGACAGGCTCACACCATCATCAGCGACCTGCTCGCCAAAGGCGTGAACGTCATCAGCGACTCCCAGCATGTCAACCCGCGTTTCTGCGTGGACGAGGTGCAGATTGCCGTCCGTCACAAGGCGCATGTTGAGACTTTCACATTCAACACGCCGTTGGACGAACTGCTGGAACGCAACAGGACCCGCGTCGAGAGCGACCGTGTGCCGGAGAAGTATCTGCGCACCCAGTATGAGACTTGGCATGGGTGCCTTGAACGTGACAGCCGTTGGGTCAACGTTCGCGTCATGAAGACGGACGGCGTGTACCGTATGAACCCAATGGGGGAGACGGTGATGGTTGACGTGGGACTGCTGTGGGACGGCAATGCCCGCACCGTGGACGACGCCGAAATGGGTTACACTGCGGCCTCAAGCAATGGGCGTGATGCGACCGGTACCGTCCGTTTGGACATGCCGTCGCTCAAGGATGGTGCGAAGTGGACACTGGACAGTTACTCGAAGTGGCTGAAACAGGGTGCGCATACGACCGAAGACGGGTTCGCCGACTTCTCCGCCGACGGGAGCAACCTGCTTGACATCATGCGCGACTCCGACAACGTACACGTCCGTCCGGTCAAAGGCGAGACCGACGTGTACGCCTGCAACTTCAGTCGTGACGCGTTCAAGAACCAGCGTTGGGACGAGTATTCCAGCAAGGCGCGCGGCCTGTTCCTCGACGGGAACGGCAGGGTCGTGGCACGAGGATTCGAGAAGTTCTTCAACCTCGGGGAGAACGAGCAGACCACCCGCGAGAACATCGACAAGCGTCTCAAGTTCCCGGTGCGCGTGGAACGCAAGGAGAACGGGTTCCTCGGCTTGGTGTCCGCACGCGGAGACGGTTCGTGGCGTTTCTGGTCGAAGAGCGGACAGACCGACTACTCGTATCTCATACAACGGCTCTTCAAGGAGACGTTGGACAGCGGTCAGGAACAGGCGTTGTGGAACATCGTCCATGATGCCGACGTGACGTTGGCGTTCGAGGTCATCGACCAAGAGTCCGACCGTCACATCGTCAAGTATGATACGTCTCAGCTCGTGTTCCTGCACGCCATCGGGAACACAGTGGACTTCCATATCGACCATGACGCCGACAAGCTGATTGACATGGACGGGTTCTTCGCCCGACCGGAGGTGTTGGGCGTCTTCCAATCCGACGAGGAGCGGGAGGCACTGTGGACCATGTTGGACGAGGAGCGTCATGATTCCACACGTGAGGGCGTTGTGGTGTATGACGCCGACGGGTACATGTTCAAGCTGAAATCCGACTATTATCTTGAGGTCAAAAGCTTGAGAACCATGTTGAAGCGTACCGTCCTGCATGATAGGCCGATTGCCGACAACGACCATTCCGAACGCGCGGAGAAGGCGCGTTGGGTACTGTCCCACGCCAACATGAACCGTCTTGTGTACACGCGCAAGGCGTTCAACGAACGCGACGTGGATATGGAATATGTCGGCGACTTGCTGGCCGTCGAAGGCCCGGCGACTCCCGACGTCTCGCCGAGCGACGCATACCGTCGGACGCACGCAAAGGAACGGAGGCTCGATGGCAAGAATCAAAGAAACGTTTGACAGCCGCGCTTGGTTCAGGCTCGAATGCGACGACCACAACTGCGAACAACAGATCAACGACTGGTATGCGTACGAGGACGATCTGCTGTTCGACGCGAAGGACGACGGCTGGCAGATCCTGTACAAGGACGAGCATCCCGAATTGGAACGCGACATGCACTACTGCCCGGCGCACCGGCTGCCCGAATGCTCGACCTGTACGAACATCATGATCGATCCGGCCGGCTGGAAGGACGGGCAATGCCCCGAATGCATCAAGGAGGAGATCCCGAATGAACGGTCATGATTTCGCGCGCGAACAGAATATGGAGGCTCGTATCAGATTGGTTGCGGCGCGCCGCGAACTGGCGGATGCGGTCAACGATGCCACGATTGGCATCGGCTGTCTGACCTGCGACGACCCGCAGACCATGAATCATATCCGTGCATACTGGAAACGAATCTACGACCGGTATCTCGAAACGGATAGTCTGATCGCCGACCTGGTCGCTTGTGCGCGAAACATCATGGACGGCGGCGAATGGAATCCGAGTGAACTCGCAACGGAATCGAAGCCCTTCGACATAGTCGAAGGATGCGCCTGCTTCGCCGCGGAGACCCCGGACCGGGTCCTCATCATCCCGTCGGAGCCGACGCCGGGCGAGAACACGGCGAAACGTCTCGCGAACACGCTGAACGCCCTGACGGGGGATGTTCTCCTGGATGCGACCGGCATCCGCCTGCTCGGCACCCAATTCCTGTTCGCCTACCATGGCCGGCTCGACAGGCCCGTCGATTATGGCGTGAACCTGACCGGCATGCGGTTCCCCGACCGGCTCGGCCTGCTCGACCGGGCGGACCGGCATCCGGGGTTCCTCCCATTGCGACCCGTCGTCGCCAACGGGACCGGCGCATTGGAACGGGCGGGACGCGAACTGTGGGCGATCACCGCGCATACGCTCGACCGGCTGCCGCACAGACGGTTCTTCGTGGATCTGACCATGTTCGCGGACCGGCCGAAGATACTCGAACGGTTCGCCGTCCGCTACGGAAAATACCTGAAAGGCAACCGGACCGCCCTGAACGTGACCATCATCGACCCGACCGGCCTCGTCGCCCGCCACGTCGCCACAATCCGGCCGAAATGGGAGAAGGGCCTGTGATGAACAGAATCATCCTGTATCTTCTCATCGATCTGATAGCCATTGCAACCGGCTGGGTCGAATTGTCGAAAGTCGATTTGCATGTGAAAGGGACGGACGAATGATCGACCCGAAGAAAAACGGAGACCTGATGCTGCGAGTCCGGTATGACAGCGGAGCCGAACTCGCGGGTCCGGCTGTCATCACCGACGAGGGAGCCTTGCTCGTTTCGTTGGGCGGCGCCGCTTCCATGCTTGTGCAACGCGCGGATGGTAGTCTGCCGCCGCACATCACCTTCGTGGATATACGGCCTAGTCATGTGGGATACGGGCTGCCGCTGACCGACGACATGGCGTACATGGCGGTGACCGCCATGCTGCGTGATGCGGTGGGCCTGCCGTTGAACGAGGCCGCCGACCGGTACGAATCCTGGCTGAACCGGGTGAAAAGGGCCACAATCGAGAAGTGGGTGGACTCCCTGCCCATGCGCGAATCGACCCAATTGCATGTGAAATACCTGGACCGTGACGGTGCGGGCCATCCGAAGGAAGAGGAGGACGCATGACGCTGATCGAGCATGAGGCGCGCGTCGGACTGCCGCGCATGTGGGAGCATCCCAGACGAACCCGCACCCGGCGCGGTGGCGTCGTGGCGAGCATGGTCGGCGGATATACGGCGATACTGCTCGTCCGTCAGCCATCCGGCGTGGAAAACAGTATTCGCAGGCAATGCGCAAGCCTGAACGAGGCCGAAAAATGGCTGGACGAACAGATGGGAGACAGCGAATGAGCGACCATAGGACGCCGGATGCGCCCGGCATGTGGAAGGCCGCGCACGGCGGATACGGTGTGATGTTCGACGATGACGGCGAACCCGCCATGCTCCTGTTCGGCCCGGGCGCAAAGGTCCGTGCTTTGGATTCCATCGGCCCGTATACGAGGCTCCATCCCGGCATTCCGGTCGGCTCCGCGCCGGTCCCGAATCTTCCCGGACTGTGGATGGACAAGGACGGGAGTCTGTACTTCCTGTCCGACGGACGACGGGTATGGAGAATCCGGGACAACCATGACTGGATGGCAGAAGAACTCGGAAATGACCCCTGGGAATTGTCCAAACATGGCCCATACACACGATATTCAATCCAAGCCGTCGAAGAGGTCCCGTGGAAGCCGGAGGCCGACGATTCCGCTCCGATTCATGAGGGGAGCCGCACCGTGCATCTCCCGGATGTCCGATCGTTCGGACGCCTGGAACAGGACAAGTGGCTGGCCGTGAAGAACCTTGAGGAATCAGCCGAGCTCGTGGAGGCGTGCAAACAGTATCTGAAGGCCTGTGATCCGACGGATCCGAGCGGCATCGGCGACCAGTTCGACGACCATGCGAACTGTCTCGCCTGCTACGGGGTTAACGTGGGCGGCGAGCTCGGCGACGACTGGGACAAGGCGAAGGCCGGCTGGATAGGCCATGTGCGCGACCAGCGCCGCCAGGCCATGCTCGACGAACTGGCCGACGTGCTGCAGACGGTGGGCAACCTGATCACGGCGTTCGGCATCACCGATGAGGAGGTCGGACGGGCGATGGGCGACTGTCTGGAACGAAACAGGCGGAAAGGCAGGCTCTGATGGGAACCACAGGAATCTGGGATTCCCGCAACAACAGGCATGCGACGATTGAACACGAGACGTTGAGACCATGCCCGTTCTGCGGCGGCATGCCACGAATCGACGATGATGTGGACGATACGACGGAACGGTACACGGTGCGCTGCGACTGCGGCGGGAGCATGCCGGGCCGGTACGTTCCGATCGACCCATCGTTCCAGACCCGTGTCACCTGTCTGTATTCGGCGGTCGAGAAATGGAACAGGAGGGGCTGATGGGCTACATGGGCAGCGGCTTCAGGGCCGGTTTCCGACGTGGATTGCGTGTCGCATGGGATGCGATGTGCTTCCGCCCGTTCCGGTTTGAACCGTGGCCGGCGCCGTCGATGCCGTCCCTGCGCGAGCATTTGGAAGCGTACGGCGGCACCCGTATGAGCCCGGCCGATTTCGACCGGTGCGAGACGGACTGGTATCGGCTGCTCGACGAACGGCAACACGCGTTCGACCGTTACCTGCTGGGTATGCGCTGCGCACGGTATGCGGTGTTCGCCGCATGGATTCTCGCGTTTGCGATTGCCGGGCTGATTCTGGTCGAAGTGTCGTCGTGAACCGGTCAGAAGTTCTTCCCTCCACGACCGAACAAGGCATCGTGCGAGCCGGTGCGGGTGAGCACGAGGCACAGTTCGCCATGATCGATCCGGTAGATAAGAAGCCAGTCACCCTCGATGTGGAGTTCGCGGAATCCCGCCCATTCGCCTTTCAGCGAGTGATCCCGGTACGTGTGGATCAGCGTATCCGCGTCTTCGGCCACCAGGGTTTGTATCGCCTTACGCAGTTTGGCGGAATCGTAGTGCTTCCGTCTCAGACGTTTCCAGTCTCGTTCGAAGGTAGGCGTCCGGGATATGTCGTTAAGCATCGAGGTCCGCCATCAGAGCGTCCACGCTGCCGAACCTTTTGCCGATGCCGTTCAGCGCCTCGTGTCTCGCCTGCCTGTTTTCGGCAGCTATGACCGCTTGCCGGTAGATGCGGTAGTCGTGCGCGTTGATGATGAAATAGGTGGGTTCTCCGTTGCGGAGCACGGTGACAGGTGTATCGTCCTCGACCTTGGCGAATTCGCCGCTTGCCCCCGCATGCCCGAATTTGCTGATCGGAACGATTGTGTCCAATGGGACGGTGATCGTTTCTGCCGCCATCGCAAACCTCCAAAAGGAATATATATACATATATGTATACAAATATACACCCATTTTGTAATATCTACCATCCTTCCGAGAAAAGCCGGAACATTTCGAGGGAAACGGCATCGGAATGTGGAACGCATACGGGAGCCGATGCGGAAAGGAGGAATCATGACCGGCTTTCTCGACCGGCTGCTGCACGCGGATAAGCCGCAACTGTTGGACGTGGACACGGCGGCCGCCATGCTCAGCACCACGCCCAGTTTGCTGCGCGAATTCGAACGCTCCTACCATGCGAACGTGCTCGACCGGAAGAATGCGCCCACGGGACCATTGGGTCCGGACGCGAAGACCGTCGTCGAATCCCGTTCCGGACACGGGCTGTCGGACGAGGCGTTGGCGTTGGATGCGCGGATCGTGCGTGAACTGCTGGCGGATACAAGCATCATCCGGTATGACGGGGAGCGTCTTACGGCGGCCCCCTCATTGGCTCCCGTCCCGGAATCGTATGTGACGGAAGCGGACGTGGACGTATTGGAGCCGGGGGAGCGCCCCCAGTTGGCGGGCGAGCTAATCCACCGTCAGATCGATGCGGTGAACTATCCGCTCCTGCTCGACATGTGGCGGCGCGCCACGGATCCGAAACGTTCCGCGAGGCAACGGCGTGAGGCGTACGGCATGTTCCGCACCGGTCTCGACCTGTTGGATCTGGATCCGGTCATGTACCGGATGCTCGACCTGAACCCGGCGGGCATAGGCCATTGGCTGCCCGCATTGGTCAAGGCGAACGAAGGCAAGACGTTCTTCCGCATCCCGAAGACCACGATAGCCAAAGCGCCGTTGACCCTGTTGCAATTGTCGCGCGTCGAATACGAGTCGCTGACCGCCGCCACATTGGATGTGGTGGATCGGTGGGCGCAGGCCGCGTTCCGCCTGAAACCGGACGAATCTTATTTCCTCAAGACCGGCACGTTCAGCAACAAGTATGATTTCCGCAACGCGCACGTCACCGAACCGCACGAGGTCATGCAGATCGGCGAATACCTGTTGTACCTCCAATCCCAAGCGGTCGAAATGGCCGGACCGTTGAGCCAACCTGCCACGTACGGGGTTTCCACGACGAACGAGATGGTGGTCCGCGAATACATCCCCGATACGCATGACCTGCCGACCATCTACATGGGCCTGCCGCTGCGATGCGAATACCGTTGCTTCATCGACTGCGACACGGATGAGCTGCTGGGCATCCACCCGTACTGGGATCCCAAGGTGATGAACCATCGTTTCCGCGACTGGCCGGATTCCGACAACCCGCACATGCGGCACGACGCGGTCACCTACAAGCTGCGAGAACCGTCGCTCATGCGCGAATACGAGGCCACGAAGGACCTGGTCGCCACGCACGTGGCCGGATTGCTGCCCGGTCTCGACCTGGCGGGCCAATGGTCGCTTGACATCATGCGCGACGGCGACGACTACTGGCTCATCGACATGGCGCCCGCCGAACGCTCCGCCTATTACGGGCAGACGGTGCCGAAAGGGAAGCGCCGGCCGATGATGGAGAACTGGATACCCGAACTGGAAGGAAAACATTGACCGGCTGGCTCATCGACATCAACCCCCGGGAATGCCCGCCCGACGTGATGGACACGCCGGAAGCGTACCGCGCCGCATGGGAACGGCATGTAGGCGAGGCCGTGCCGGGCGACGGCGATCCGGAGGATTGGCGCGAACAGGCGGCGCGCCTGGAAGCCGCCGTCCGTGTTCTCCCCGACCCCCATGTGCGGGTGGCGGGCCGGCCGTACGAGGGGCCGGATCCGATGACGCTCGCCCACTACGGCACGGTCATGCTCCGACCGTATATGGATCAGCTTTCCCTGCCGCCGTCGAATGCGGACAGGTATGACCTCATGCCCTCGTTGCGCCCATATCTGGGGCGCGACGCGCGATCCGCGCCCTGTGACGGGGATGCGGTCGATGCGGCGGTGCGGGGCATGCTCGACCGTCATCCCGGTTCGGGTGCGGTCGCCAAGTTCATGTTCAGGGAGAAACGCCTGCCGCTCGCGTTCATCGACCCGGACGGCACGTTCATGCAGACGGACGAGTATGGCGGGAAGCCGGAGCGGGTCCCGTTCGCCGCATGCCGGTGGGCCGGCTACGATCTCGCCCTGTTCGAGGGCGAGCCGGACGCGGTGCTCGTCCAGCAAAAGGCGCGCATGCGCTACGAGTACCGGGTGCAGGTGATCGGCGGGGAACCGGTGTGTGGCGCCGGCTGCATCGAACGGTTCACGCCCGCCGACAACCGGGGCAACCGGTATGATCCGCGCATGGAGGAGACCCGCAACAGCGGGCGCATCGAATCGCATCCCGACATCGCGCGGTTGTATGAGGCGTTCGCACTCGAGGCGGCGCATGCGATACGCGGCGAAGTCGAAGGCCCATACGTGATGGACCTGTATCTGGATGATGCCGGGCAGCCGCATGTGATCGAGCTGAACCCGCAGTCGAACAGCGGATTGTACGCGCTCGACATGGACACATTGCTGACGGCGATACGGGACAATCCGGAGCAGTTCATGCCCGACCCGTCGCGGGGCGGCATGCCCGGCTGCCTGGGCGTCAGGGAGGAGAGTGTGGTTTGATGACGCATCCAGAACCGAAGCGGGCTCAGCTCCTCTCAGAGGACCCGTCTGCGTCCCATCGGCTCATACCTTTGACGGCGAAAGGAAAACAGGAATGGCTGAACGGAACATGAACGACGATTTCGTCTATCGCAACCAGGTCGGCACGGCCATCGACCAGCTGCGCCTCGCCTTGAAAACGGCGGATACGGGGGCGGATCCGGCTGCTGAACGGCGCTTTGCAGAACACGGGCAATGCGATCGGGCAGCTCGCCCAATTCAACGCGGACGGCACGCAGCGGCCCCCACGAGAATAGGAACCGCGCACCCGGGCTACCATGGGGATAATGCTTGATTCCATCCGCTACCGGCTGTACGCCGTCGAATCCGAAACATCCGAACCGTCCGGCACGATGTCCCGCATCAGGCTCGAAGACCATGCCGGGAACATCACGTACGGGCTGGAACTGCGGGAACCGTTCGACCCGGACATCGTTGCCGACGAGGCGCGTTCGTTCGATCCCGGCAAGCCGATGGCGATGCCGCCAGTCTGGCTGCTCGTCCGCGGGGACGCGACGCCCGAACGTGGATTGCGATGCCTGACCCTGGCCGTCACCGTGCTGGATGGCGTGGATGCGGACGGGAACGTGCATGCGGGGGTTGAGGCCTCATATCCGTGCGGCCTTCCCGAGGATGCGCTGAACGGCGCCCGATTCGCGCTGTGGGTGCTGTGCGACCGGCTTGGAGCCCGGGACGAATGAACCGGACGGAGGGGAGACGACCTTGAACCATGGACTTGACGGGTGGTGGCCGTGGATGGCCGAACCGGTGCGCGAGGGCGTGGAAGACGGCATCCAGTGGCAGATCATGGCCAACGACGTGCTCTTCTCATGGCAAGGATACGCGCATATCCCGGACGGGCACGTGCGGCGACATCTGAACGCCGATGACATAGAACCGTTGGTCGACGTGTACGGCGGCGTCACCTACGGGCCCGACCGGCAGGGCCGGATCGGATTCGACACGCTGCAGGGCAATTCGAGCGTGATCGGCCTGGACGGCGAGAATCTAGACGCATTACGCCGCCAACGACACGAAACCGTGAAAGGAGGGACACGAATGGGCAGGCCGTTGCTGTTCATCGATTTCGACGGGGTGATCAACCAGTTTCCCGACCCGAAGGTCATGCGCCGGCAGGGGACCACCGACTGGATGAGACCCGACGATCCGCGCCGCGCCGCGTACGCGCCGGACAACTGGTTCAGGCCGGACCGCAGGGGAACGGCTTCTGGTCCATGATCTGGGCCGCCGGTTCACGATCCGCTGGAACGCGGAGCTCGTGGCCCGATTGGACGCCCTGGATGCGGACAAATGGTGGCTGTCCACCTGGCAGCCGGAGACAGCGCAATTGAACCGGGCGTTGGGCGTGGACTGGCCGACCGTCCAATGGTATGATCCCACGACCCGCGAGGGCATCTGGACCGGCAAACGCCGCACCATCCTCGACGCTTTGGCACAGAACCGGCCGATCGTGTGGCTGGACGATGAGGAGACCACCTACAATGCGGGGCTCGCCATCCAGGCCACACCGCACGAGGCTCCCGTGCTGGGCGTCGGCCCGGATTCCGCGATCGGGGTCGGCCGCCCCCAGATGGACCTCGTCGAGGATTTCATCCGCAACCCGCCCGCCGGATCCGTCGTGCGGTTCGAGACGGCCGGCGACGGGCACGAGGGCCATTGGGGATTCTGATTCCCCTGCGGGGCCGGAAAGTCCACATCCCGTCCGGCCGACACTGGCATAGCCGGCACGACTGCGAGGATGACCGGCATCCGGATTACGTGGGCCGCCATACGGTTCGCGACCGTTGCCATATCGCCGTATGCGAGGTGAACACCGGCATGATGGATGATGGTTGGGATGATCCCCGCCTGTACCGTCGCCGCGTCAAATGGGGATGCTGACTGGAAAGGAGATTCTTCTGCTCGATCTGTATTCGTTCCAGCGGTGGCCGGATGTCAGGGCCGCGTTCGACCGTTCCGGTTCGTACACTCCATCATGGAGCGCCGCGCGCGCGAAATCCATTGCCGAGGACGGGGATTCGGACTGGTGGGACGACATCAGCCCCGCCTATGAGTGGATGATGGGCGAAATGGAGCACAAGGGCATGCCGCGTCCGAACCCGGACGCGGCCCCGTTATGGGCGTGGGCACGCTGGGTCGATTCGAAAGGCAGGGCGCATACGCGCCCCGACCGACGGTATTCGGGTTTCCGCAACCAGTACGACGGGTTGGAGCTCCTGCATCTGCGGGTCGATGAGAACCGGGTGCTTTGCACGGATTTCGACCAATACCATTGCGTCATCAACCGGTGTCCGTGCGCCCCGCTGGATGCCGGCACATGGCCGCCTGAGGAGTACGACCGGTGGCTGGACGAGCATTGGGACGATCTGGCCGAAAAGAAACGGCTCCAGTACAGGGCGAACGCGATCGCGGATCCGAAACGGCTGCCGGACCGGTGGATCCAGGCCTGCCTATGGACGATCACGCCGCATGATGTGGTCGATATCCGACCGGCATGAGGGAAACCGGATACCATTGGGAATCATGGATGATCTGAAGAGCAGGGCGGCCAAGTTCGCCGAATCATGGGCGGGACGAGGCGACGAGAAATCCGAGACCCAACAGTACTGGCGTGACCTGTTGGACAAGGTGCTGCTCATCCCGAACACGAGCGACAGGCAGACGCTCTGGTTCGAACGGCGCACCGCATTGGACGGGTTCATCGACGCGCTGATGATCCAAGCCCGTGTGCTCGTCGAGCAGAAGAGCCTCGGCGTGGATTTGGACAAGCCGGAACCACGTCAGGGAACCATGGTCACCCCGGTGGAACAGGCGAAACGGTATTCCGACAGCCTGCCGCCATCGGAACACCCGTCCGTGCTCATCACCTGCAATTTCGGATTGTTCCGCCTCTACGATCTGGAAGCCGACCCTTTGGCCCGTACGCCGCAATCGGAGTTCACGCTTGCGGAACTGCCGGAGCATATCAACGAGATTGGCCGTCTGTTCGCGCACGAGAACTCCCGTGTCGTCCAACAGGAGAAACTGTCCGTCAAAGCAGGCCAACGAGTCGCCAGACTGCATGATTCCCTGGCGAAATGCTTCGAACATCCCGATGACCCGTCTGAACATGACGCGCTGGCGATGCTGACCGTGCGCCTCGTGTTCTGTCTGTATGCGGAGGACGCGAACCTGTTCAAACCGGACGCGCTCCGCGACTATGTGGCGGCATCCACGCCCGAACGTCTGGGCGAAGACCTGTACGACCTGTTCGAAGCGTTGGACACACCAATCGAGAAGCGGCGTCGTTACCTGCCGGAACCGTTGAAAGCGTTCCCCTACGTGGATGGTGGCCTGTTCGCCGACCAAATCGACGTACCACCTTTAACCGAGGAACTGCGTGACGCTCTGCTGGAAATCAGCGAAGGCTTCGACTGGAGCGGCGTCAGCCCCGTCATCTTCGGTTCCCTCATGGAGGAAACCCTCAGCCATGACGAACGGCGCAAGGGAGGCATGCACTACACGTCCGTCAAGAACATCCACAGGCTCATCGACCCGTTGTTCCTCGACGGTTTGAAAGCCGAACTCGAGGGGGCGGAGGCCAGGCCGGTCGCAGGCGGTTCCCGCACCAACGCGCTCAACAAACTCCACGACAAGATAGCCGACCTCCGGTTCCTCGACCCCGCCTGCGGTTCCGGCAACTTCCTGACCGAAACGTATCTGGAATTGCGCCGCATCGAGAATCGGATCCTCGCCGATTTGGACAAGGACGGACAACTCGCCCTCGACCTCGGCGACGACATCAACCCGGTCAAAGTCAGCATCAGCCACTTCCATGGCATCGAAATCAACGGATTCGCATGCGCCGTAGCAAGAACCGCGCTCTGGATCGCGGAACAGCAGGCGTTGGACGACACCGAGTCGACCATCAGCGGCCTGCCCCGACTCCCGTTCACCGATACGGCACACATCCGGCAAGGCAACGCGCTGCGCCTCGACTGGAACGAACTATTACCCGGCGACCACTGCGACTATGTGATGGGCAACCCGCCGTTCATCGGACAATACCTCATGAGCGACAGTCAAAAAGAGGACATGAGGCTTATATGGGACAAAGGCTATGACGGGTATCTCGACTACGCGACAGGCTGGCATCGCAAGGCCAGTGAATACCTGGCCAAACCGGGGGGCGGCGTTCGCGTTCGTGTCCACGAACAGCATCAGTCAGGGCCAGCCCGTGCCCAGCCTGTTCCGACCCCTGTTCGACGAGGGATGGCGCATCCGGTTCGCGCACCGCACGTTCGCCTGGGACGCCCAGTCCACCGACAACGCGCACGTGCATGTCGTCATCGTCGGCATGGACAAAACGTCGGAACCGGCGCCGATCCTGTTCGAATACACGGACATTGACGGGGAACCAGCCGCCCGCACCGTGGACAACATCAACGGATACCTGCTCGACGATCCGAACGTGTTCGTGGAGAAAAGAATGAAACCGCTCAGTTCGGAACTGTCTCCGGCCGGACGCGGATCCCAGCCCACGGACGGCGGCAACCTCATCCTCGACAATCGGGAGGAGCACGACCAAGCGATATCCGACCCAATCGCGGCAAAATACGTGAGGCCGTTCCGAGGGTCGCGCGAACTCATCAACGGGATCGAACGCTGGTGCCTGTGGCTTGTCGATGTGGAGCCCGCCGAAATCAGGAACTCCGCATTCCTTCGTCGACGCGTGGATGCCGTCAGGGAGATGAGACTCGCCTCGAAGAAGGCCCCTACCCGTGCGAAGGCCACGACCTCATGGCTGTTCGACGAGAACCACCAGCCTACCGGTCGCTTTCTCTGCCTTCCCAAAGTATTCAGCGGCCGTCGTGAGTACGCCACCTGCCTGTCGTTGGAACCCAATGTAATCGTGAGCGACCTTTGCTATACCAGCCCCGATCCGGACGGACTGGCGTTCGCGGTCATCGAATCGCGTATGTTCATTGTCTGGCAGGCGGCGGTCGGCGGACGACTGAAATCAGACTACCGTTTCAGCAACACGGTGGTTTGGAACAACCTGCCTCTGCCCGCCCTCGACGACG